GCAGATAGAAAGAGAAAGGACTACTATGATTCGTTGGAACAAATGGACTAGAGACTATACTTACACTTATGAGATGACTGATGGGATTTGGAAACTTATCCACAGGAAAAGCAATCGACCCATTGTACATTGGATTAAGTCATGGTATACTAAACCAAGTTATATAACAGAGTGTGAGCCCAATGGCTAAGAAGCATTATGCTTCAAGCAGTAGATACAAGCACTCGAAGAGGCATGGTAGTTATATCTGTAAGCCCTCAAACTCCTAAACTCCCCAAACTCCCAAACTCCATAATACTTATCCACAAGATATCCACAGTCTTCCCGCGGGCGCCCGGGTCGGCAGGTGCTGAACTTCAGGCATAAAAAAAGGGGATATAAAATCCCCTTGATAAAGTTGAGTAGTTAGAAAGAGGCTAACTCAACCCTAACCTTTTAAGTATGTAGCCAATATCTGATTGCATATGCTGTATTAAATCCATTGAATTAACATCTCTATCTTTATTCATTGATGCCCATTCAACGACAGAATTACACAACACACCAGAAATTAGTTTCCAATCTGGACTATCTTTTGCAGGAAGTGTGCAGTTTTGAAAGTCTGCTAATTCTCCTGTTGCGTCTTTGTCTTTAATTAACTCCACTAAACTCTCGATTAGTGGGGTTATATTTACATTGTTCTTAGTAATTAATTCATTAGGCATTATATAGTCCTCCCATTTATTTCTATGATTGTATTAGGGTTAATGTTTGCCCATCTTCTGTGGTTAGGGTTTAAGCCATTACCAACACGATAAGCTAGTACATAGTCAGCACTCTCATTAACACTGTCTCTAGTAGCTAGGTTAGTGTGTCTCCAAGCATGAGTACCTAATATACCACGCTTAATCTTGGACACATCACCTTTGTTATTAATCCATTTACAAGAGAAGAAACCCATTCCTACTATTGTTTTAAAGTCTTGTTTAGTCATGTTTACCTCTTTCTATTTCTATCTATTGAGTATCATATTGGTTGAGTATTGATATAGCTACTTGCATTATGTTGTGGATAACCTGTGGATAAGTTGCCCGGGATGTAGTGGGTGCGTTGCTTGTCAAGTACTAGGTGTAGTGGTGCGACAATATGCCGCGGCCCGGGATGTAGTATGCTCGGCGCATGGTTACCTACTATATCTAGCGGTGCGACACAATGTCGCAGGCGGCGCCCGGGAACTCCACGGACCTACCGAATCTGCGAGGGGGTACCCCCCCCTTTTTAGTCTAAGCATGCTTTTATTTTTTAAGGGTAAGTTTGAGAGTGACAATACTCACCAAAAACGTTATATGTCTAACTTCGAAAAAATTTTTAAAATATGAAAAATGTTTCGCAATTAGAAAAGCTAGATACACAAACTCTCAAATACATTTTAAAGAATGCTGTTGTTGAAAAACAAGAAGATACGCAAGCTGACTTTATGAAATTTGTGAAGACTGTGTGGCCTGAATTTATTGAAGGCAAGCATCACAAAATTTACGCAGAAAAATTAAATCGTATTGCTAAGGGTGAGCTTAAAAGACTAATTGTCAACATGCCACCTAGACATACAAAATCAGAATTTGCTTCACATTTGTTTCCTGCATTTTTTATGGGTAGGCATCCTAAATCTAAACTTATACAAACTACGCACACAGGTGAGCTAGCAATCAGGTTTGGACGTAAAGCTAAAAATTTGATAGAGTCAGATGAATATGCTTCAGTATTTCCAAATGTTACTTTGGCAGCAGATTCGAAAGCTGCTGGACGATGGGAGTCAAACCACAAAGGTGAGTATTTTGCTGCTGGAGTTGGCGGTGCTATTACCGGTCGTGGGGCTGACTTACTTATTATCGACGATCCTCACTCAGAGCAAGATGCACTATCTCCTTCTGTTCTTGATGGTCATTACGAGTGGTATACTTCTGGCCCTCGTCAAAGGCTTCAGCCAGGGGGCGCTATAGTATTAGTCATGACCCGTTGGTCCATTAAGGATCTAACAGGTCGCTTGCTCCAAGCTCAAAGTAAAGATCCAGCCGCGGACCAATGGGAAGTGGTCGAGTTTCCTGCTGTTATAAACGACAAACCTATGTGGGGAAATTTTTGGAACATGGAAGGTTTAAATTCAGTCAAGGCTTCTATTCCTATCTCCAAATGGAATGCACAGTGGATGCAGAATCCCGTGGCCGAGGAGGGTGCACTTATAAAGCGTGAGTGGTGGAAAAAATGGGAACCGGAGAAGATACCTCATCTACAGTATATTATACAATCCTACGATACAGCTTTTACCAAAAAAGAAACAGCCGATTATTCAGCCATTACGACGTGGGGTATATTTACACCAGAAGAAGGTGGTAGACAGAACATTATCCTTTTAGACGCAAAGAAAGGACGGTGGAACTTTCCTGAACTAAAAGAGAAAGCACAAGAAGAGTATAAGTACTGGGAACCAGAGATTGTATTGATCGAGGCCAAAGCGTCCGGGTTGCCCCTTACACATGAATTACAAAAAGTTGGTATCCCTGTAATTAACTTTACACCATCAAGGGGAAATGATAAACATGCGAGAGTCAACAGCGTAGCACCGTTGTTTGAGTCAGGGGCAGTATGGGCTCCTAAAGATAGACGTTGGGCCGAGGAAGTCATTGAAGAATGTGCAGCATTCCCATTTGGCGATTATGATGATTACGTGGATAGCATGACGCAAGCATTAATGCGGTACCGTCAAGGTTATTACGTAGAACTAAAGGACGATTTTGCGGATGAACCAACAGACAAACAACGACCAGAATACTATTGATACAGGTGTAAGTGACTTTACGTCATTTGATCTATTGGAACAACCTTCCGAATTTAAAACACAAATAGACGAGCAGTACAAAGTAGAAGATGATTTAGCAGAAGATCCTGAATTTTTTCAATCAGCTATTCCTGGAGTTTTAACTGCACTTACTACTGATAATTTATCAGCTCTTAATCTTTTAAGTCCATTTAGTAGTTCTGAAGATAAGGGACCTATTGATTATTTCTCCAGTGTATTTGGTAAAAGCCGTGAAGGGGAAATGTTTATTTCTGCAGAAGATTTTAATTCTAATCCTAACATTAAAGAATGGGTAGAGAATACATCAAAAATAATGAAAGATAACGCTCAACAACAAATATTAGATTTTTCAAAATCAAAAAATCTTATGGATGATGAAGCTTTTCAAGAATATTATAATAATGCTTTTGATAAAGATCCTAATATGGAATTAGAAGAAACTAAATTTTTATATAAAACAATAAATCAATTTAATAACCCTAAACCATATAAACCTAGTCCTGATGGAGGTATTATTATTAATCGAAACACATTGCCTGAAATACCAATGGAGGCAGATGCTAAATTTACTAAAGAGGGCGATTTATCTTTACCTTATGCAGGTTTATATGGATATAATGATGAAGGTGAACTTGTCATGAAACGCCCATCTATGTTTAGATTTACTGATGAGTTTACACGCGGAAAACAAAATGATGGTATACTTAGTAATTTTGTAGAACAAGCAGAAGACTATTTTTACCCTAAGATGAATGCAGCTCTTTCTTACAAGGATAACCCAGACCAAACTGCTGGTTACATGTTAGGACAATTTGCGCCGGGTATTAGAGGATTAGCTGGTTTAGCCAAATATGGAAGTAAAAAACTTTTTGAAGGTGGAAAAGGGATTATGAATTTAATAAGAGGAAATAAAGGAACTCCTGATATAAATCTTTCTAAAATAGAACCTTATTTACAATCAAACATGGACCAAGGACTTGGTAGCATAGAAAATCAAATGAATTTATTTGATAAATAATGGGTACTAAAGATAAAATAATAACAGCTCCTATTAAAGCTGTTAAATCAATTTTAAATTTAGGAAATCAAGATACACCTAATATAAATCTTTCTAATATTAAACCTTATAAACCTACTACTAGCTTTAACGTAAACTCACCTGCGTATCAAAACACAATGAAATATGTTGTGGATACAATAAAAACAGGCCCATTTAAAAAAACAGAAGATGTCGATAATTTAATAACTGGATTGTTGACCCCAAAAGAAGATAAAGTTTTTTACGGAAGTAAAAATCCACGACCCCATAACTCTTTAAGAAAATTTATTAATCATTCTGATGAATCTGATCAATTTAAAGAAAATTCTTTAAAAGTTATTAATGACCATGCTCAGCTTAAAGGAAAACAAATTAGTCCCAATGTTCGTGAAGCAAAAATTCAATATTATTATGACTCATATAAGAATCAATTAAATTCAATAAAAAAAGTAATGGACGATGAAGGAATTAGCATGTCGCAAGCATATGATAAAGTTTTTGGCAATAAAGTACGTTCGACTAAAGCTTTTTTTAGAAAAGATAAATGGAATCAACATGCAGAAAGTTTAAAAACAAAAGATAAAAATCTTTATGATTATTTTGTATCAAAAATTAAAGAGCCTTCACAACCTGGAACATCTAGACAAATACCAGAGTTAACTACAAAAAAAGGATATGAAGATTATAAATATAATCCTCGTTTTGAAAAAGGTTCTTTATATTCTAAAATGTTTAAAAAATTTCAAGATGAAAAAAATTATCCAGCATTAAATCAATTAAAAAATGAAATGAACTTAGCACAATTACATTCTCTTGGCGATACAGTTGCTAGAGGTGATGCTAAAACAATTGAAATAACACAAAGAATTAAAAAACTTTCAAGTAAATATGAAATGATTCCTAAAAAATATTTAAAAGAAGTTACATATCCAAATTATCCTGGTACACAAAAAATAAATAGACTACAATCTGACATAGAACTAGGACCTAAAGGTGGGGGAGCCGGATTTATTGATCTTTTAGTAGAAAAATATAAAATTTTAGGACATACATTTACTTCTGGAAAAAAAGCTGGAGGAAATTGGAAATATAAAAATCCAGGAGATTTATCCTCGAAACAAATAGATAGATTAAAACAAATTAATAAACAATTAAATTCTTACGAAGAACAAATGATGAATAATGGAATTGAAATTAAATTTTATAATCCAAGAAATGATACATTACAAACGTTTGGTAAAAAAGACGAAAATATTATTCAATTAATAAATCAATATAAAGAAGGAAATAGGAAAGACGGTGGACTTGTTCGTCCAAACATGGCAATAGGTGGATTTGCAAGACGAATGATGGCAATAGGAGGAGACATGTCACAATTTACGGAAACAGAAGAAGTAGTATCCACGCCCGATGGCATGGAAGGACAAGTTGATTTAGCTATGAGCTTTAAAAACCCGTTTAAAATTAAGAAACCACCCCCACTATTTGACGAATCTGCCGCTAATTTAAAAATTTCAGGTGCTGTGGACGACATAAAAGCCACAGAAACTATTACAGATACCAATAAAGGTATATTTAATCTTAAATCAGAGACAGAAATCATGAATTCGCCGCAAGAAAACATGATGGGAGCTCAATGGCTTGGTTTTTTAAAGAAAAAAGGCGTTTCTCCTACGGAATTAGATGAATTTGGTTTAGGAAACTACTTAAATTCCAATCAAAACATTAAAATCAATAAAAATGACTTAATGAATGCGTATAAGGACCTAAAACCAATTATCACGTATGATATTTACCAAAAAGAACCTTTTAAAAAAGGTGCAGATGATTTTTTAACTTTTTTAACAAGACGAGAAAGTGGTGGTGGTTATTATCATGGTACAGAAGGAGTAGAAGAAATACGTGGTTTAAATAATAAACCACAAGATGTTGCGGGTGACTCTGCACGTGTTCAATTAGCTGAAATATTTAAAGCAACTGGCAACGATGCAACATTAATGATGGATCAAGGTGCAGAAACTATAAATAAAATTTTTAAACAGTTCTACGGTATAGATAATGTTTTAAAAAATGGCATTCCCGAAGGATCTAAAATTCCTTTCTATTCTAAAAACATTGTAGAACGATTTAAACGTTTGCACAGTGGTGATGGTTTTTACATGAGTAAAAAAACGCCAAAACACGAAGGTATGCAGTTTTTGCCTGGAGGAACCGGGTACGTAGAAATACCTATTACTTATAACCCCAATCCTAAAGGACCAAGGGCCAAGGAACCTGGTTATACAGAAGGTGGAGGTCATTTCTCAAATGCTTCAGGAAACAATCCTGTTTTCTGGATGCGTGCTTCTGAGAGAACAGATGAAGCTGGTAGACGTGTATTATTCATTGAAGAAATACAATCAGATCTACACCAAGGAGTACAACAAAAAGGTAAGAAATATGCAGCACGTCAAGATGCAGCTGGGGGTATAAATATTAGTAATTTAAATACACAAAGAATAAAACTTGCCGATGAGTTAAACAAAATAACAGACCAAATAGATAAAGTTAAAGGACACACAGATCCTTCCACGCAAACAGTGTTGGCTAGACTACAAATTAAACGTTCTGGTATTAGAGATCAATTAAATGAAATTAATGCCCAATTAGATAAAGTAGATAAAGCAGGTGATGGTTTTCCAGAAGCTCCGTTTAAAAAATCAGAAAATCAAGCAAAAGTTGCTATTAAAATAGCAATTAATTTAGCGCGTGAAAACGGATATGATGGTGTAGTAATGATTTCAGGAAAAGCTAAAAATTCAGGTGCTAGCGCATCTGGAACCGTTGCAAAAGGTAATTTAGGATTTTATAATAACATTGCAGCTAAAGCGATGAAGAATGCAGCGAAGAATAATGGACTTGACTTTTCAGCTACAAACATTAAAGATGGTAAGGGAAATACTTGGGCAAAATTGCCTTATATTAATATTAAAGGCACGCCAACAAAACCAGTGGACATGTACAAAAACACAGGAGGATATATTCATTATCCCTCTTTTGTTGATGTTGTCTCTACACTATGATAGGATATAATAATGGTAACTCCTAAAACACGACCCATCCCTCTTAGCACTATTGAAAAAGCAATTGGAAATATTTCTAATGGCGTAGAGATTGGAGAAAATGAAGTAGCGACAGACATAACACTTCCTGATGAAAGTGTAACAATGGAAGATCAAGTAGAAGTAACAGAGTTGCCTGATGGTGGCGCTGAAATTAATACTGATTTAAGTGAAACAATTGATCAAACAAATATTCCTTTTGATGCTAATTTAGCTGAATACATTAGTGAAACAGAATTAAAAAATTTATCTATTACTTGTATTTCTTCTTACGAAGCAGATTATGATTCAAGAAAAGATTGGCATGATACCTATGTAAAAGGTTTAGACATGCTTGGATTTAAATATGAAGACCGTACGCAACCATTTGAAGGAGCAAGCGGCGTGGTTCATCCTTTATTGGCAGAATCAGTTACCCAGTTTCAAGCACAAGCTTATAAAGAATTACTTCCACCAGGTGGTCCTGTTAACACAGAGATAGTTGGTGAAATTACACCAGAAGTAGAAGAACAATCTAAACGTGTAAAAGATTACATGAATTATGAGATTACACACGTTATGAAAGAATATGATCCAGACATGGATCAATTACTATTTTATTTACCACTAGCAGGATCAGCTTTTAAAAAAATTTATTATGATTCATTATTACAACGTGCTGTTTCTAAATTTATTGCAGGTGAAGATTGTGTAGTTAACTATACTGCTTCCTCTTTAGAAGATGCACAAAGAATTACACACGTTATTAAAACATCTGCTAATGATTTACGTAAACAACAAGTACAAGGTTTTTACAGAGATGTTGAACTCGTGTCGGGAACAGTTTCTACTGTTAATGATATAACAGAAAAAGTAAATTCATTAGAAGGAGTACAAAGTACATTAGCTGAAGATGATACTGAACATACTGTTTTAGAAATGCATGTTGATGCAGATGTACCAGGATTTGAAGATCCTAACGGAGTCAAGCTTCCTTACATTATTACTATTGATCAATATAGTGAAGAAGTTTTATCTATTAGAAGAAACTATGCAGAAGATGATGCATTAAAAGCAAAAAAACAATACTTTGTACATTACAAATTCCTGCCAGGTCTAGGCTTTTATGGCTTTGGTTTAATACATATGCTTGGTGGTTTATCAAGGACTGCAACAAGTGTTTTACGACAATTGATAGATGCAGGTACTCTTGCTAACTTACCAGCAGGATTTAAAGCACGTGGCATGCGTATACGTGATGACGATACACCTTTACAACCAGGTGAGTTTAGAGATGTTGATGTAACTGGTGCTTCTATTAAAGAATCATTACTACCTCTTCCTTACAAAGAACCATCGCAAGTTTTATTTGCTTTATTAGGTTATTGTGTAGATGCAGGTAAATCTTTTGCTGCTATTGCAGATATGAAAATGGGTGAAGGTAATGAACAAAATCCTGTAGGCACTACACTAGCTATTTTAGAACGTGGGACTAAAGTTATGAGTGCTATCCATAAAAGATTGCACTATGCCCAAGGAACTGAATTTAATTTACTAGCTTCTGTATTTCAAACTTATTTACCACCAGAATATCCATACATGGTACGTGGTGGAAACCGTATGATTAAACAAGCTGATTTTGATCAACGTGTAGATATACTACCTATATCTAATCCTAATATTTTTTCTATGTCTCAACGTGTTATGTTGGCACAACAACAATTACAATTAGCACAAGCTAATCCACAATTACATAATATCCGTGAAGCTTACAGAAGAGTTTACCAAGCATTAGATGTAGATAATATTGATGCTATTTTAAAACCAGATCCTAGTATACCTCAACCAAAAAGCCCAGCAATGGAAAATTCTTTAGCAATGCGTGGCGAACAACCAAAAGCTTTTGCGCAACAAAATCATAAAGCACACATGGATACACATGGAGAATTTATGTTTACAAGAATGGTGCAAATTAATCCACAGTTGTATGCAATGTTAGAAGGACACGTGATGGAACATATTTCTTTAATGGCTGCATTACAAATAGAGCAACAAATGAAAGAACAAGAAATGCAAGTACAACAACTGATGCAACAGGCTCAACAAAATCCACAGATGGTACAGCAAGCAGAGCAAGCTAAACAACAATTTATGAATGAAAAAGAATCTAAAATTGCTGAGTTAGAAGCTATAATGATAGCAGAGATGGCAAAACAAGAACAAATTAAAGCTGGTAATTTAGAACAAGACCCACTTATTAGATTAAAACAACAAGAGATTGATCTTAAAGCAGCAGAAATGACAATGAAAGGCGAAGTAGAAGATAATAAACTTATGGCTGACATTGGAATTGAAGCAGAGAAAATAGATCTTGCTCGTGAGCAAATGAAAGGTAAGATGGAAGAGACGATTGTTAAAGAAGGTATAAAAGCCATCGAAGATTCTGATAAAGAAACTATCGAAGACATTCGTCAGAACATGGAAACTTTACGGGAAGATCGTAGAATTAAAAGTGCCGAACGAATTGCTCAAATGAATAGGGGAAAAAATGACACAACACAAAGTTGACAAAATTGCTGAAGCTATGATAAACTTAGAAAAATCAGCAAGATTAGAGATAAAAAATGATGATGAAAAATTATTGGTTGCAAGTGCGCTAATGGCTGTTACAAGGAACCTTTATATTGAAACAATCGGTGCAGAAGATGCTGCACATGTGTTTGCTAGTGTGGCAGACAGTTTTCTATTTATAGAAGAAATTGTTGAACAAAACAGACCAACTATACATTAGGAGGAAAGATGAAGTTATTAAAAGATTTATGGGCTCACTTGAAAGAGTGGTCGGACTGGGGAATGAAGGACTGGATTAAATCCGGTATCGTTGCTTTAGTAGTAATTTTAATTTTAAAATCAGTGTTAGGTGCATAATGGTATCTGACGCTCGTGACGCTTATAGAGCTGGTCTTTCGGGGGCCAGGAGTTATCCTGGCTCTGCCGGAAGAGGTGATGATTCTCCTTTTGAAAGAGGTAGAAGATCAGGAAATAAATTTAGAAGTAATAGAAGTAAATTAAAAGAACCAGGAAGAACATACGGCGGTTACGGTAAAAAAACTTTAATGACTAAAGCTGGTGACAGAGCTGGCGATATAATACGTGGTGCAGGTAGTGACTTAAAACGAAAAGGTAGTAATATTACAGATGCTATTTTTCCTATGGGTAGAAAAGTACTTGAAGGAATAGAATCATTAATGTCTAACATTAATAGAAGTAAACAAAACAGAGAAATTTTAGGGGATGCTTATACTGATGATGTAAGAGAATCCATGATGACTGATAAGGATATTGCTTTTTATAACAAGTATGCAGGATTAGCAGAGCTTGCAAGTGATAACCAAGAAAGAGATCGTTTAATGGGTATTGCTAATACAGCAAAACAAAACGCACAAATAACAAACAGGATTAATTATGCATTAGGTCAACCAGAATTTGGATTTGAAACAACTGCTCCAGCAGGACAAAAATCTTTTTTTGGAAATGAAAATATAGATTACAGCACATTAGCAGGTAGAATGCAAGATGGACTTCAAGGATCATCTATTGGAAAAGCATTTATAGATGAAGCTAACAAAGCACAAGCTAAAGAAGCCGGCGATAGTTTAATTGGAAATAAAATGGCTAATTACGATACATTTGCAGGTGACTTAAATAGTATGCCAGGTTTTATGCTAAAAAAAGATGGCATGATTGTTCCTCCTAAAGAAAATGACATGAATTATTTTGATCCATTTTTAAATCCTGATATTCCTTTTTATAAAAAAAGAAGACCTTATTACCTAAACGATTACGGACTTTAGTAATGGTAGGTTTTGATTACAAACAGGCGATGACAAGCAATCAAGCTTACTCGCCTCCTTCAAACAATCAAGGAAGCCCAGGTGGTCCTGGAGGCTATAACCCAAATTTAAACCCTCCCGAAGTTACATACACATCGCCTCCTCAAAATAATAATAATCAAGATGATAATAATCAAGAGATTACCCCAGAAATAGTACCTAATGTTTCAACTGGAATGGGTCTTGAAGATTTAAAAGTACAGGCACAACAAAAAAGAGCTGCGGAACAAAAACAAAAATATATAGATAAATTAAAAGGATTTGCTGCGTCCATGTCTTCTTCACCAGGATTGTACGGCTCAATATATGGGCCTGGAGCAGAGGAAATGTTTAATCCATATGATGATCCAACAATAAATCGTGATTTATATAATTTAGAAGAAGGGGCAGGATTTAGTGGTGATATACCAATCACTGATTATCAAAAATTAAAATTTTTATCAGACTACGGATTAGGTTCTGGCCTCGGAAGTTTTATGGCAACTGATAGTTCTGGAAACGCTATTTTAGATTCAAGTGGAAATATTATAATGACTGGTTTAGGAAATAATTTATCTGATAACTGGGCAGAAACTTTTGATCCAGGAGGATTACGTTATGGAGATGATCCATTAACAACAGGTGGTTCAGCTATAAGAGAATATTTAGAAGGTATGTCAAAAAATTATTTTGATAAAGATTTTTATGGAGGAGATTATTGGGATGATTATTTAGGAGAGTATTACGGGCCAACAGAACGATCAGATTATGATAAAAATAAAAGATGGCAACAAAAATCTTTAGGAGAAATTTTACAAGAAGGACCTGCAGGGTTTGGTGATCTTCAACGTATTTACGGCGAAGAACTAAGCGAAACAAGCGGAAATCCTTTTGCCGCTGTGGCACAATATAATAAACAAGGAGCATTTTCACCGTCATTTGGTGAGAGTATAATTACGGAGTATTCATAATGGTATTACAAGTTTTAGGAAGTTTATTAGGTGGAAAAGACGGAGCTCTTAAACAAGTGGCTTCAGTAATAGATTCACTTCATACATCAGAAGAAGAGAAGTTAGATAAAAAGATTTTAATGCAACGTATTCAGCAAAAGTTAGCTGAAAAACAATTGGATGTAAATGTCAAAGAAGCAGGCCACAGATCAATATTCGTTTCTGGCTGGAGGCCATTTATTGGTTGGTGCGGAGGCTTTGCTCTTGCCTTTGAATTTATTCTGTCTCCAGGAATAGAATGGTATGCTAAGTTTGCAGGATTAAGTTTAACTGCTCCTGAAATTCAAACTGGGCCCCTTCTGGCCATAGTTACCTCAATGCTCGGAGTGGCCGGGTTAAGAAGTTTTGAAAAAAGCAAAGGATTAACAAAATGACTAAAAAATCAAAAGCAGATATTAATAAAAACGGAAAAATAGAAGGCTGGGAAGCAGCTAGATCAAACGCAATTAATAAATCTATGCGTAGTAAAAAAAATACAGGAGGAACAGTGGTTAGACCAAGAGGGTTTAATTTAATGATGCCTAATAAAAGACCTACAACTAAAATTTATTAATGACCGCAGCATGGACAAAGAAAGAAGGTAAAAGCCCTTCTGGAGGTTTAAATGCTAAAGGACGTGCAAGTTATAAAAAAGGAACACTAAAAGCTCCTACTAAATCTAAGACTAGTAGTAGACGTAAATCATTTTGTGCTAGAATGTCTGGTATGAAGAAAAAACTAACAAGCGCAAAAACGGCTAAAGATCCTAATTCGAGGATCAATAAGTCATTGCGCAAATGGGACTGTTAGTATAAAAGCAATTTAAGGAGATAACTATGGTTGGAAAAATTATGTCAAAACCCGAAAAAAGAAAAACACCGGGTAAAAAAGCGATGACTACTACTTATAACAAAGGTGGCAAAGTTAAAAAAGCTGCTGGCGGAAAAGTTAAAAAAATGGGTGGTGGTGCAATGCACGCAATGCCAGATGGTACGATGATGCCAAATAATCAAATGGCAGGATCTAAACCAGGTATGATGCATGGTGGAAAAGTTCATAAAAAGAAAAAAAAGTAATTAATGGAAGACGTAACCGCGATTTGGACAATTTTAAAAAAATTGAGAGCGCGCAAAGAAAACTTGAAAGATGTAATAGCAGCAGGATTGCCAACTATGGACACCTATGTTAAAGCAGTTGGTGAGTATAAAGCTTACCAAATAATAGAACAGGAAATTCAAGACCTGCAGAAAGATGAGGATAAAAATGACAGAGAAGGAACTGCCAAAGCGTAGATTTGCGCTTGAAGAAAGAGATTTAGCTATAGAAGCTGATGAAAATAATAAGAAAGCTGAGAAAAAAGAAAATCGTTTTCTTAAAAAACTACAAAAAGATGCTACTGAAAGCATAGAACATTTACCTGATGAAAAAGTATTAGAACGTTTACCAGACCCTACTGGATGGCGCATGTTAGTTTTACCATACAAAGGTCAAGGTAAAACAAAAGGTGGTGTTATATTAACAGATAAACATGTAGAAGAACGCAGCTATACAACAGTTACGGCTTTAGTTCTTAAGATGGGCCCAGATTGTTATACAGATGAAAAGAGATATCCCAAAGGACCGTGGTGCAAGAAAGGCGATTGGATTATATTTGGTCGTTATGCTGGATCACGATTTGGAATAGAAGGTGGTGAAGTGAGAATACTTAACGAAGACGAGATAATTGCTGTGGTAAAAGACCCAGAGGATATCTTGCAATATAAATAAACAGGAGAATATATATGCCTGCAATAGAAACGCAAGCCGAAGCTGACGAAAAGATGGTAGATTTACCATCTACTGGTGCATCTGTAGACGTCACATTAGACGACACAGAAGTAAAAGTAAATAAAGAAGACGACACAGAAGTAATTAATGAGTCTAAAGAAGTTATTATTGAAGGTAAAAAAGAAACAGCTTCTGAAGGTGAAATGGAAGATTACGGAAAAAAAGTACAATCCCGTATAGATAAATTAACTAAAAAAGTAAGAGAGGCTGAAAGACGTGAACACGCCGCAGTGGAATACGCTAAAGGTGTGCAAAGTCAAGCACAGACTTTGCAAAACCGTGTAGGAAATTTAGATCGTGGTTATGTATTAGAATATGGTAACAGAGTAAAAGCTCAAACTGAAGATGCTAAAAAACGACTTAAAGAAGCAATGGATGCAGGTGATATTGATTCTCAAGTAGATGCACAGCAAGATTTAGCTAGACTAGCTATTGAAAGTGAACGTGTAAAAGCAACTGAAGCTAAACGTGAAAGATCAAAACAAGCTGGGGAACAACAGCAGTATCAACAACCAACACCTCAACAACAGCAACAACAAAGACCGCCGCCTGTAAGACCAGATCCTCAAGCTGAAGATTGGGCTGAAAAGAATGAATGGTTTGGTAAAGATGAACCAATGACCTTGACTTCTTTCTCAATTCATCGTAAACTAGTTGAAGAAGGATTTGACCCGAAGACGGAATCATACTATAATGAAATAGATGTTCGAATGAGGGAAACATTTCCTCATAAATTTGAACAATCAGTTTCGCCTACTCAAACGGTAGCTTCTGCAAATAGAAGTGCACCTGGAATAAGGCGCAAAGGCACTGTGAGACTCACACCCTCACAAGTAGCTATAGCAAAAAAATTAGGTGTGCCGCTAAGCGAATATGCGAAATACGTGAAGGAGTAATGCATATGAATATGAATAAAAATAATAAGTTACCGTCACGCGAGTCTGAAACCAGAGAGAAAACTTCTCAAAGGAAACCGTGGGCTCCACCATCACAATTAGACGCACCACCTGCGCCAGCTGG